GACGGCGGTTTGCTGTCTGTCCCGGCGTAGCCGGGCCTGTCTCATGATCCTGTCGTACATGATCTTTCCTTTGGCGCTGTGCGCCTCTGAGGTTGTCTTTCTGTATTGCACGATTCGTGCCATTCATTTTTTGGCGTACGTGCGCGGTATGCGTGCGCGTGCGGTCTCTTATTTTGCAAGTTTGCTTGCATTTTGCGGCTGCTTATGCAGCTCGCTTGTTTGCGCGTCATTCGCGCTTCCCGCATTCGCCTCCGAATGCGTAGTATTACACGCCCGCCTAGGCGTGTGCGGCGTAGCCGCATTTGGGGCACATAGGGTCCTTGTCTTCTATGTGCCCATTGACAGGACCTCTGGGCCTGTCTTTATTTCAGGACACGCAGGTGTCCTTATCTCCCTGGAGGGATTATGGGTGGTTCGAAGATGTCGCGCGGTAAGTCTCGGCGTGAGTTTCGGAAGGGTGTGGAGCGTCAGCACCCGAAGAATCGGATGACGGGTTACTTCATGCGCGGTGGTATCCGGTGGTAACGGACCATCGGATGGCGGTGTCGGTGTGGCTGCAGTTCAATAAGGAGCTGTTGAAGCCGCTGGACGGTGCGTCGTGGGCTTTCGTTTTCCATTTTGCCTCGGAGGCGTAGTATGCGTAGGTTTCTCACGAAGGTGGTGCAATGGGGCGGCTGGGTGCTCGCTGTCATTCAGGGCGTGCTCAGCTCGCTGCCGCAGTGATGGCGTGTTATCACCCGTCGAAGGTTACTATCGGTCGGAGGTCGCGTGCGATGCGCGGTCGGAAGGTGCTCGATCGTATGCGTGTGCCGTGCGGTCATTGCCTCGGGTGCCGTTCGGATCAAGCTCGCGGTTGGGCGGTGCGTATGGTTCACGAGGGGGATATGTGTCCCCCGTCTTGGATGGTGACGTTAACGTATGCGCCTGAAAAGTTGCCGACGAATGGGTCTCTGGTGCCGAGGGATCTCCAGTTGTTCCTTAAGCGCGCTCGTTCGGATTGGGGCGCGCGGTTTTCGTATTACGCGGCGGGCGAGTATGGGGATCAGACGGAGCGTCCGCATTATCATCTCGCTTTGTTTGGCTTGCCTCTGCTGGATCGTGATTTCCATACTACTCGCAATCAGGCGCCGGTGTATCGGTCTGATCAGCTTGAAGGGTGGTGGAAGAACGGGCTGTGTGAGTTCACGGGGTTGACGTATGCAGCAGCTCGTTACGTGGCGGCGTACGTGCGGAAGAAGGTTCGCCAACGGGACAATCCTGAGCACTACACTAGGGTTGATCCTGCGACGGGCGAGCTGGTTGAGCTTGAGCGGGAATTCGGTCGTATGTCGCGGCGGCCGGCGATTGGTAAGCAGTGGATCGAGCGTTACTGGCGTGACGTGTATCCCCGTGACTACGTGGTCATGGACGGTGTGCAGATGAAGCCTCCGCGCTATTATGACAAGTGGATGAGTGAGGGCCATCCCCACGATAGCCCTTGTGGTGGTAGTTGTGCGGAACACGTGCAGTTGTTTGAAGATGTGAAGGAGAAGCGGCTGTTGGAGTCGGTGGAGTTGGGTGAACGGGAGTTGGGTGCGAAGGAGCAGGTTCACATGGCGAGAGTTCGCCTATTCCAAGGGAGGTCAGGATGTTGAACGTGTTCACGGTGTATGACTCTGCGGCGAAGCGTTATCTGGAGCCGTTTTTCGCGGAGACAGTGGAAGTGGCGTGTCGGATGTTCCGGGCGCTTGTGAACAAGGAGGGTCACCAGTTTTGTCGGTTCCCTGAGGACTACGTGTTGTTCCATATCGGTGTGTATTCTACGGAGAGCGGGGAGCTGGAGGGGTTGTCGGCCCCTCATTCGCTTGGCGTTGCGCTGACGTTTGTTGCTCGTCCGCAGCTGATGGAGGGTACGCACAATGTCTAGTCAGGTGAATGTGCGGCGTCCGTCTGGTGTTTCCCGGTATCAGGCGCCTCAGGCGCGTATGGGTCGTTCGCAGTTTGATCTGACGCACTCGCATAAGACGACGTACGAAGTGGGTTACCTCGTGCCGTATTTTCTGATGGAGGTACTTCCGGGGGATACGGTTACCTGCAAGCTGCAGGCGTTTTCTCGTATCTTTTCGCCGCTTGATGCGCCGGTGATGGATGATATTTACCAGGATATCGATTTCTGGTATGTGCCGAACCGGCTCGTGTGGGAACATTGGGACGAGTTCCTTGGTGCCTCGGATACAGCTGGTGCTCAGGCGACGGATTACACCATTCCGAAGTTGGGCGGTGGTACGTCGTCGGTGGCGTTGGGTTACCCGGCGCATTACATGGGCGTGCCGCTTGGTTGTGACACGGATATCACGGATGTGTCGGCGTTGCCGCAGCGTTGTTACAAGTTGATCTACAACGACTGGTATCGCGATCAGAATTTGATCGATAAGGTGTCGTTGATTGTTACGGACAGCTCGGAAGCGCAGTTGACGGCGTTGTACAAGAGCGCGAAGAAGCATGACTACTTTACGTCGGCGCTGCCGTATCTTCAAAAGGGTGATCCGGTGACGATTTCTCTCGGGTCGACTGCTCGCATCGCGACGGATGCGGGGCTTGGGAATTCGGATTACTTGTCTGTGTGGTCTACCGACGGTACGGATCAGTACCGTCGGCTGGCGACTGATCCTGCGGTTGCGGAGTTCCTTCGGGTGTCGGCGACGGGTGGACTTGTTGGCAATTCGCTGTATGCGGACTTGGCGTCTGCCACGCCTATTTCGATCAATTCGCTTCGTGAGGCGGAGGCGATTCAGCGGCTGCTGGAGCGTGATGCTCGTGGAGGCACGCGTTTGCCGGAGCTAATCAGGGCGCATTTCGGCGTGGATGTGCCGGACTATCGCGTGCAGCGTCCCGAATACCTCGGCGGAGGCCGGGGCATGATCAACGTGTCGCCGGTGGCGAATACGTCGTCTACGGCCACTGAGGACCAGGGGGAGCTGCGTGGAGTAGGGACTGGAGGTCTCCAGGCATCCTGGGCCAAGTCGTTTGTTGAGCACGGTTACGTGCTCGGGATTTTGCGTGCGCGTGGTCAGGTGTCGTATCAGCAGGGGCTGGATAGGCTGTGGTCGCGGTCGACGCGGTATGATTTTCTGTGGCCTGACCTTGTGAATTTGGGCGAGCAGCCGATTTACAAGCGTGAGATTTTCGTTGAGGATGACGCTACCGATGATGAGGTTTTCGGTTACCAGGAACGGTATGCGGACTATCGGTGGAAGCGGTCGCTGGTGACTGGCAAGTTCGCGTCGGATGCTGCGGGCGCGTTGGATTTCTGGCATCTGGCGGAGGACTTTTCGGCGTCCCCTGCGTTGAATCAGACGTTTATCGAGGACGCTACGCCGATGTCGCGTGTCACTACTGTGGATTCGGAGCCCGATTTCATTATTGACGGGCGTTTTGATTTGCGAGTGGCGCGTGTCCTTCCTGTTCGTCCGGTGCCGTCGTTGGCTCCGGCGCGGTTTTAAATGCCTGTTCCGGCCCTGGCCCTTGCCGCAGCTCCGGCTGCGATTTCTGCCATTGGGGGTTTCTTTGGGGCGGAACGTGCGAACGCTGCTAATCGTCGTGAGGCGCAGCGTAATCGGGATTTTCAAGAGCGTATGCGGAATACGCAGTGGCAAGCTGCGGTTGCGGATATGCAGGCGGCTGGTATCAATCCTGCCCTGGCGTATAGCCAGGGCGGTGCTCAGTCTCCTAGTGGTTCGGTTGCCGCGCCGGCTCATGATTCTGTGAGTTCGGCTATGCAGGGTATGATGGCGCGTCAGCAGTTGCGTCTGATGGAAGAGCAGATAAAGAAGACGTCCTTTGAAAGTAAGATGGCGTCGGCGCTCGCTACGCGTGAGGAGGTCCGTAACGTGGGTTACGGGTTTAAGTCCGGCCCGGAGGGGACTTCGATTGACTTTAGTATGCCTGGGTTGGTTGAGGAGACCCAGGCGAGTGTGCGCGCTAAGATCGCGGAGGCGGCGCGCGCTGGTTCCATGGCCAGTATTACGGGCCTCGGTGGTCAGTTCGCCCAGGGGTTCGGTGAGATGATGCCCGCCATTCAGTCGATGATGAGTGTTGCCGGTCGTGGCGCGGATAGTATCGCGTCGGTGGTGCATCTGCTGGAGCGCGGTATGCGTATGCGCGATGATGCCGTCCAGCAGGCGTTTGGTATGTCGAAGTCAGCTCTTGAGCGTCTACTTCGTTCCCTTCGGAGGTCTAAGTGAAACAGTTGTCGGAGGTGCGGCGTCGGCCGCGTGTGCAGACGGTGAATGATCTGCCGTCGAAGACGGTGCAGGGTGATGTTTTCAGGACGGAGATCCGTCATATCTTGGCGAAGTATCGCCAGACGGGTGTTGTGGAGCATATGCGGAACGTGGATCTCCAGTTCCGTGATGTGTCCGAGTTTCAGGATTTCGCGGACCTTATGTACCAGACGAAGCAGGCGGAAAAGGCGTTTATGACGCTGCCGTCGAAGGTCCGTGAGGTGTTCAGCCACGATGTTGCGGTGTGGCTGGATTGTGCGCATGATGCGGATAAGCTGAATGCGCTGAGGCCCGAGCTCGAGGCGTTGGGCCTTGTTTTCGATGAGTCGGAGCCGAAGCCGGCTCCGGCTCCGGTGCCTCCGGCGCCGTAATGTAGGGCGCCGGAGGCGTTTCCGGGTTAGCGGCGGCGGCCGATCTTGGCCGCTGCCGCTTTCTCGTTTTCTGCGATCTCGTCTTCGATCGCGATTTGCTGTGGGTCTCCCATCAGCTTCTTGAGGTTGAGGATTTCGTCGTCCGTCACTTTGAGTGCGGCGCGTTGGCGTGAGAGCTTTTGCTCGATGACGCCGATTGTCTTTACTGCCTCCGGCATTTTTTCCCGGAGGGTGTCCAGGTACTTGCTGGTGTCGATGACGGCGGTTTGCTGTCTGTCCCGGCGTAGCCGGGCCTGTCTCATGATCCTGTCGTACATGATCTTTCCTTTGGCGCTGTGCGCCTCTGAGGTTGTCTTTCTGTATTGCACGATTCGTGCC